TGCCCCCACGCCCGTGAAAAACGATTCACCCCAGATAACCCCATGGATTCGGGCCTTAGCAGCGGAATTGAAAACGCTACCCGTTGCGGAGCAACTGTTGGATTCCGGCGCCGTCGGACGCATGGTGGATCCTATGAAACTCACAGCCACAATCCTCGCGATCTCCTTTCTCATGACCGGCTGCTCGGCGATCCTCATGGAGACCGTCGATGACCGCTGGAAGCCGGCGCGAGAGCCTCGATGCACCGAGTCATCCGGGTTCGCCGTCTGGGACGGGCTGCTCTTTCTCGGCGGCGCAGGAGGGGGCGTAGCCATGGTCGCTGGTGCCAAGGCTCTCGCCGAGGGAGGCGACAAGTCCCAGCAGGGCAACGTTGACCAGCTCGTAGCGCTCGGCATTGGGAGCATTGTGCTTGGCGCGGTGCATCTTGCATCGGCAGGGTATGGCACCTACCAGGCCGATCGCTGCGCGAATGCACGCCGTCAACGTGACTGGTGGCTCGCCGGAGAGCGCGAATGAGCCGCCGCCTCAGGTCCCCGCTCTACACCGGCGCCAGCGGCAGGCTCGAGCTCGGCGCCGCTACGAAGCTGGACCACCGCTGGTGGGCACAGCCGAAATATGACGGCAGCTTCACCACCGTCCGCACCGACAGCGCCGGTCTTGTCGCCGGCATCTGGACCCGCTCCGGCAATGAGCTGCCGCGCAGGCTCACCGCAGACTTCTTCGGTGTCCGCTGGATCCCGGACTCGATCCTCCACTGCGAGGCCGAGGTATGGACGGAGGCGAGCAACCGGGTCTCGGCCGCGCGTGGGTACCGTTGCCTCTGGGCGTTCGATGCCTTGCGCGTGCACGGTACCGACACCTCGAGGCTCACCTACGCCGAGCGCCGCGACTGGTTGCTCCGTGCGGAGTCCATCCTGGCTCTGGCCCCGGACCGGCACTGGACCGATGACGGGCAGGGGGACGCGCACGACCTAGCCACGGGCCGCTACGTGCGCCGTACGCCCCGCTCCTGGCGCCGTCTGCGGGTCGTGCCGCAGATGCCCGCGCACCAGGCCGAGCTCGCCTGGGCGGACTGGGTGGACCGTGGGCGCGATCCGGTGGAGGGGCTGGTCGTGGTCCGGTCCGATGCGCGGATCGGTCAGCGCGGGTGCAAGCAGAAGGTGAAGCAGATGGACGGGATTGACGCGGTGTGCCTGCGCCCGGACGGGGTCATGCTGTGGCGCGAGCGGCATCTGGTGTTCACGGTGCCGGTCCGGCGTGGGCTCGAGCTGGTACCGGGCTCGGTGTACGAGTGTCGCCACGAGGGGCACTACGAGCGAGACGGGACGCCGAAGTTCGCGCGATTGGTGCGCCGTCGGCTGGACCTGGATGGTAGTATGGGGCTGTGATCGAGATAGAGGTTTGGGCCGACGAAGACGGTGAAGGTTCGTTCTGGATGGCGGAGGCCGCGACTGGCGGATTTTCCGCAAGTGGACTGTCTGAGACGTCGTCATGGCTTGCTGTGGCGGACGCAGTAGCAGAGGTCATAAAACTATCGGCGTCGCCGGTGTGTTGTCCGTTCTGCGGTGCTCAGGCAGCATGGACTCCCTCTTATACGGAGAGCGACTTCGTATCGTGGGATGGCTCCTGCAAGGGTTGCGGCTCGATTCATATTGAACGATCTTTCTAGTGCCCTTCGACCCTTCCTCACTCGGCTCACCTCGCACCGACCTCGGTGGCGACATTGTCACCATCAATTCTGCGGACGACTTCCGTCCGCAGTTCGCTCGGCGAGGAGGTGTTGGCCGTAAGAAGCAGCGCACCACGATCGAGATCGTGTCTGAGCCGTTGCTCCATGACTTCGATCCGCTCATGCTCGGCGGTAAGCCCGCGAAGGCGATCAAGGAATCGCTTGAGCGCGGAATCAAGGCTATCTCCGAGGTGGCATCGAGGGCGACCCTAGAACGCCGCAAGCGCGCCCGTCGTCACCTCGAGGGCTCTCGGTCACCGCAGCAGGAGTCATTCCGACGTCGCGGTGCCCGCTACAACAACTCCTACGAGAAGCGCTACAGCGGCGGTCGCATCGGCACGAAGATGCCGGACCAGACCGTACGTTTGTTCAACGACTCGAACAGACTCAGCGAGGGACTGTTCGTGCGGCAGAATCCCGAGGACCGCGCCTATACCGTGAACGTGCCGGCGAACCGTTTTACGCCGGAGGAGTTCCCGGGTGGCCGCTTTGACTGGATGCTCGAGAAGCTACGCTCGCTCGTCCCTGCGCTACAGGATGCCCGCCGCCTGCTCGCTGACCCGGAGGTGCGTCGCGCGATCGACGAATCGATTAGCGACCTCATCACCAAGGCGCAGGCGCGACAGGCGGGGAAGCTACGGCAGCTGCACGCGGCGAGGAAGCGGGCTGTGCTCGGGCTGATCCGCGGGTTCCTTGGGGCGGGCTAGTCGTCACGGCGAGACACCCATTCGTCGAAGCGTTCCTCAACGTCGTCTGGCCACCAGTACTCGTCCTCGCCGAACACCTTGGAAGCCCAGCCGTCCATGCGACGACGATCGAAATCGGCTTCTTGTTGCAATCTACGCTCTCGGTCGGCGCCGCCGTGGCAGGGTTTGCAGAGGAGTTCGAGATCGTCTAGGCGCTCGTGTCCCAGGCGCTCATAGGTTCGATGATGGACTTCGACTCCTGTGGCGCTGCATCTTTCGCATCGACCTGACGCTCGCTTTTTGACCTCGACCCGGATGAGATACCAGTCGATCGAGTTTAGGTAGTCGCGGTATTTCTTGCTGTGTAGCTTCACCGAGAACCTCTCTGCGTATTATACCCATACCTCCGCCCCATCTCCTGCGCCTCCATCGCCAGCTTCGGCGCCATCTCCTCGAGTCGCCACCACTCCACGTCCGGGTGCTGTCGCTGGTTTCTCCGCGGCAGGTCGCTAGGTATGTCCTCGACCCTATACGTGATCTGCGCCGTCGCCTCAGCGAGCTTGTTCCACTCGACCCAGTACGCCAGCGCTTGCACCAGCTTCGGCGCGGACAGGTCGATCTCCACGGACTGCGCCGCCCACTGCATTGAGTCCGCACGCATCGTCGTAAGCGAGGCTATCGTGTCGATCGGGTTCCGCACCTGGTGCAGGACGAGGTCGAATCGCTCGCTCGTCACCGGTTCGTGCCAGCTCGGCAGCGGTACGTGCCCAGCGGCGAGACACCACGACACGACACCGTCCCTGCCCTCGCGCTCGTGCGGGGCATCGAGCCCCCACGACTCGAGCACAGACGCGGTCCACCTGGTACCGGACCGTCCGCAGCCGGTGATCAGGACGCGCACCCTGTGGGGCCCTGTCCGTTCTGTTGCTCTAGGTCGTATGCGACTTGACGGAGGGCGCTGACCATATCGGAGTTGTCCTCGGTGACGTTGTGATGAAAACGCGCGACCGCGTCTATGACGTATGCCCTTGCGGCGTCGTAGTCCTTGGAGGCGTATGGCCTGCCACGAGTGTAGTTAGGCTTGGTCATCGTCGTCTACCCCCCACTGGCGTTCCAGTGTAGCGCATCTTCACGAGCCTATCTAACTCCGCTTCGACTTCGGCCGCCTCGTCGCCGCCGGCTTCGATCGCGTCCTCGTAGGTGCTGCGCAGTCCCGGTCCCAGGTGCCACAGCTCGAAGCGCCTCCAGCGACGGGTATTACGCCCGTCGCGGATAGCCTGGCGCGTTGCAGCTGGCAGGGAGCCGAAGTCCGTCTCGTCGGTGGTGGACAGGGATCCCGATATGGCGCTTGATCCAGCTAGGGTACCTACCAGCAGCCGAGCAACCTCGAGTGCCGCGGTGGCGCTTAGGCCGCCTTGGGGTTCGCCGGACAGGGCAACGACGCCGCCGACCTCGAGTTCTCCGTGCACGGTCCCGGCACCGACTGCGGTACCGCCAAGCAGTCTTGATACCTCCGCTGCACCTGAGGCGGCCCCTGCACCAGGGGCGTTTCCGGATAGCAGCCTGGATACCTCAGCGTCGCCAGCGACTGTGCCGGCGCCGGTAGCGGAACCGGATAGCTCTACTGCGGGTGCCTGGTCTGCGATGGCGCCAGAGATGGCCCCGGTACCGACTGCATCCCCGGATAGCAGCCGAGAGACTTCGAGATCGCCTGCTACCGCCCCTGCACCAGCTGCCACCCCTGCGAGCAGCCGGGTGACTTCGAGGTCGCCTGCGACCGCCCCGGCGCCGGACGCTGACCCGGATAACTCAACGGCTGGAGCCTGATCATCGAGGGTCCCTGAGATTGCGCCCGTCCCCGTCACCTCCCCTACCAGCAGGCGAGTGACCTCGGCGTCTCCGGTAACGCTCCCCGCTCCGGCTGTTGAGCCAGACAGGGTGCGTGTCACCTCGAGGGACCCGGACACTGCGCCCGCGCCGCCCGCTTCGCCGCCTACTGCTCGCGTGACCTCGAGTGCTCCTGATACGGAGCCGGCCCCTGCAAGCTCACCGCTGAGCTCTACGTCGGGGAGTGACTCGCTGTACTCGGCATTCCACTCGACAGCGCCGACCTCGATTGTTGCGCGGGCGGCCGGCGCACCGCCGCTCTTTGTGCCGTAGACCCGGCACTCGACGAGCGCCCCGTTTGCGGTCGCCAGTTCGCTGGCGTTCCACGTGAGCGCTAGCACCGTGTCGCCGGTGATGCCCTGGTCGTCGCCAGCGCGCACGAGCGATCCATCCTCGTATAGCTCGATCCGTGCCTCGGGTGTCCCACTACCGCCGGCCTTGCGCACGAGCGCGCGGAACTCCTGAAGGTCTGTGCCGACAGTGGGCGACCCTGTTGGCGACGGAAAGCTCACCCGTGCCACGCTGTCAGCGTTGTTGTTCGATGCGGTCAGCCACGACCCGTCCGGGGAATCCGGGTCGTCATCGACGTCGGCAACGCTACCTTCGAGGTTCGTCTGGTCGAGTAACGCGTCCGGTGCTAGGCGCTCGGAGGCCATGACGGCCTAGGTTAGCGTGATGTCCAATTCGCCCGAGAGGAACTTCACCGGGTCATCGGTCCCGATTGCCTTACTCGACGACAGCGCTGCGTAGAAGTAGGCGTTCCCCGATGTGGACGCGTCGTGCAAGCCGAAGTGCGTCACCGTTCCCCATGACCCGCTCGGGGTATTGAACTCGACGTCTGCGCTGTTGTCGCTCGCTTTCGAGCTGGCGGCGGACAGGGTGACGGCGGCGCGAGCGTAGTTGCTGCCAGTCACCTCGGCGCCGGCGCCTTCCGGGTCGCCTACCCAGAGCGAAACGTAGATGGTGCTTGCCGGGGTATGCGCCTGATTGCGGAGCAGGTGGTCGATGATGAGGTTCCCCATGTACTCGGTAAATGCCATTGGCTTTATCTCCTCTGGAGCGGGCTGGGTGACGTCTGCTGCAGGATACCCAAGACACGCAGGCGCACAAAGGATGAGAGAGAGAGCCCATGGCGGCGTGCCTCGCTGAGTATTCTGTCCTTCTGTTCCGCGCTTACCCGGACTCGGATGTCACAGATACGCTTGCTGATCTCGTCATCCATGCCGCCAATATGCCGCATTCGTCGGACAAGTGAAGTACAAAGTGCGGCTGCCGCGGTTTGTCCTACATGAATTGTTTAGGCACTTAGGATATCCAGCCCGCACCATGTAGCGCATGGGGGAGGGCCCAAATAAGCCGCGGCGAAAGCCGAAGAGCGAAAGCACCCCGGGCGCGGGCGTTGATCCCGTCTCCCTCCCCAGCGGTGCCACGGCTGCGCCCGCGCCCACCTTGTCGCTGCCGGAGTCCGCTGAGGTGGACCAGCTCTTGTCTGCCATGGAGGAGGACGAGCAGTGGGGCCGCGTGATGTCCAGGGATCGCTCGATCGTCGCGCGAGAGCGCATCCAGGCGCGTTGTATGGCTAACCGGAGCACATCCCGCCGACTCGAGATCGCGCTCGCCCGCGAGAAGAATGCCTACGCGATCATGCTCAAGCAGAGCAATGATCGGGTCGAGGAACTAGGAGGCAAGGACGGCAGTGTTGTCCGAAGCGACAGCGCTCCTCCGTTCCGAGTCCCAACGGGCTCAGCGACTCACTAGGAGCGATGGTGGCCGGTATCTCGACTATGGCATCGAGCTCCGGGTGGTTGCCCAGGACGTTGAGGGCGGCGAGGAGTTCCTCCCTGGCCTGCCTCCGTTGCGCCCTGTCGCGATCGAACACCTCGGCGGGATGCTCGACACCGTCACGAGGAAGCTCGCCGGCCCCAGCGAGTGCCCGGTCGTCTGGTACGTCGGTGAGCGTCAGGCCTCCATCCTGCTCCGCCGAGATCCTGATCGCTCTCGCACGCTGCTCTATTCCTCAGAGGGAGGGGGGAAGACCGTGCTCATGAGCCAGTGGCTCATTCTGCAGGTCGTTTGGCTCCTCCAGGCGGGCGAGCCTGGCGCTATCGGAGCGACAGCCCCGACGCACGAGCGGCTCCAGACGTTGGTCAAGGCGATCGGCGAGCGCATCCCGATTGATGGCCCGAAGAGCCGCAGGGCCGGCGCATGGGCTACCTACTACACGGAGCAGCGAGAGTTCCGCTTCGCGAGCGGGCACCTAATTCAGTGTCGCTCGACTAAGAAGCAGAGCGAGGCAACTGGTAGCCCGATCCAGGGCTTCACCTGGAAGGCGTCGGGCGACGATGAGCTCCAGGATACGGCAGCGAATGGAGCCGATCCGGATATCGAGATGCGCCTTCGCGGGGCGCGTACCAGCTACCGGATGTGCACGGCGACGGCGAAGGACTCTCCCAGTTGGCGAACTTTCCGCGACGCGAAACAGACGAGTCCGAACTGGTCGATCGAGCGCCTGAGCTACCTCGAGACTCCGTTTATCTGGCCCGATCACTGGCAGCGCGCAATGCAGGAGATGTCGCCGCGCGAGTGGCAGCGCCGTGGCCTCGCACTGGACGTCGGCCCAGAGCGAATGCTCTATCACACGTGGGACCGCGAGAAGAACCTCCGCCCGGTCCCTCGTATAGGCGCGAAAGACATCACCTCACGCGTCATCGGTGCCGCTGCACTGGTCGGCCACGACCCCGGCAAGCTGTTCGACGTTTCGCTCCTACTCTGCTGTTACGAGGTCCAGGGCAAGCGTCTCTGGTGGGTGGAGGACGAGTACACGTCCGAGTCAACCACGATCGACCAGCACATCGCCGGCTTCAGGGCGTACCTCCAGGACAAGCACGGGCTCCAGTACCCGGATCCGACAGAGCCGCAGGTACTGGTCCGTTGCGACCCGTACAGCGACTCGTCCGACAGCGCACCCGACAAGAGCGTCTATCTCGCGTGGAAGCTGGCCGGTTTCAGGGCGTTGTCCGCCGCGTACAACAAACAGGGGCTCGGCAAAGGCCGCATTGACAAGGAGGCTCGCATTGAGATGGTGTGTCGCCTCCTCGGCAATGCCGTTGGCGAGCGACGCCTGTTCGTCGCCTGCGACGATCGACGGACGCCAGTAGCACCGCGGCTCGTCGAGTCCATCGAGCTTTCTGAGCGTGATGCGGAGGGCAAAGCTGAGACGCAGCGAAAGAACAAACGAGACCTGTCGCACTGGACGGCAGCGCTCGGCTATGCGCTCTGGCCGTACGAGCGCCTCCGCGACACCGTCGGCATCCGCGCAGTAGAGGGGCTGGGCTGATGGCGCGCTCGATCCTCGAGACGCTGGGGACTCTGCCGAATGGTGAGGTCAAGCGCCTCGATTCAGACGGACTCCGTCGCGCCATTGAGCGGTGGCACCCCAAGGGCAAGAAGGAGGAGCCACGCCGGATGGAAATGCGGCGGCGGTTAGACCTCTATCGAGATCGAGGGCGCACTCATTTCGAGAAGGCGATCGATGCACTCTTCAAGAACAAGAAGGTGCGTGAGTGGCGCAAGGCGTTTCTGGAGTACGCAGAGTTCCAGAACGTGACGAACCGCGTAATCCGCGAAACATCGACGGTCTATAGCGAGCCGGCAACACGCGAGATAAAGGGCGTCAAGGCGACAGAGCAGTACCTCGAGTTCCAGCAAGAGGTCAGCTACAACCACAAGCTCCGGCTGGTCAACCGCCTCGGCAATCTCTGCAATGAGATGCTGGTGTGGCCGATCGTCCGGGACGACAGCGTACCGGTCCTGCGTACGGTCGCACCGGATCGCTTCACGGTGATCCCACACCCGAACGATCCGCTCCGTCCCGCGATGTTCGTGGTGGATCAGTTCCCTGATGGGCTGTCGGTCAGCTCCTCTGATCCGCACTACCTCGGCATGAGCGAGAGGGAGTGGATCGTTCTCGATAAGGACTGGCGCGTACTCAAGATCGAGGAGCATGGGCTCGAGCAGATGCCGGCCCTGCTCTGGCACCGAGAGGAGCCGGACGAGGTCTTGCTCGACGCGCACACCGGCAAGGACCTCATCTCCGCGCACCTCGCCGTGGCGCTACTCAACACGCTGATGTTGAAGCACCAGAAGGCGGGCACAAAGCTGGCGTACGCGACGGGCGACACCTCCGATGTTGCGCGTGGCCAGGCGATGGACGAGGAATCGCTCATCGAGCTCGGGGAGGGCGTTTCGCTGAACACGCTCGATCTCGGTGCGGATCCTAAGAGCTACATCGACGCGACTCGCGCCGTCATTAAGCAGATCGCCGCTAACCGGGGTATCCCCGAGTCCGTCTTCGATCTCAGCTACCAGGCGACCAGCGGGTTCGAGATCGAACTCAAGCGCACCGGCCTGCGCGAGATTCGTCGCGACCAGGTCATGGTGTTCCGCCCGTTCGAGAGGCGCCTCGCGTCGCTCTGGTCTGCAGTTCTGATCAGCGCCGGCAGCGAGTGGGCGTACGCTATGGACGGCTGGTCGATCGACTTCGGCGAGATCGACACGCCGCAGGAGCCGATGGCGAAGCTCGAGTACTGGCGGAAGCTGGAGGAACTCGGGCTCGCCAATCGAGTCGAGATGTACCTCGAGCAGAACCCGGAGGCGACGGAGAAGGAGGCGCTCGCGGCCGTGACCGGGAACATGGAGATGCGCCTCCAGTGGCAGCGCATGTTCCAGCCCGAGGGCGCGGGCGTCTTCGCGGCGAGAGAGCCCGGCGGGCAGCCGCTAAACGGACAGCGTCGGACGCCGGAGCCGGATGAGGACGACGAGGACGAGGCGAAGGAGATGGTCCAGTGACCCACGACTGGACCATGCCGAAGGAGGTCTTCGCTTTCCTCCGCCGGCGCCTGCCTCCGATGGCAGCCGTGCTCGAGCTAGGCAGCGGAACCGGTACTGCGATCCTCGTGGAGATGTTCGGCCGTGTTCATACGGTCGAACACGATCCTGAGTTCGTCGGCAAGGTCGCGGGCGCGCACTACATCCACGCTCCGATTCACGAGTGCCCGCCGCTGTCGCATGGCTGGTATGACGCGGACGTTCTCCGCGCTGAACTGCCGTATCGATACGACTGCCTGATCGTGGACGGTCCCCCGGGCGCACTCGGTCGCGCCGGTATCCTCAGGCACCTGAGCCTGTTCGCTCCGGTTCCGGTCGTGGTCGATGACGTGCACCGCCGTCCCGACTTCGAGGTTGCGGCCGGCATCGCGCAGGCACGCGACGAGCACCTGAGCGTTCACCACCTCACGAGCGGGCGAGCGTTCGCGACTATTGGATGGGGGGAGTACCTGTGACGACGCCGCTCAAAATCGGCGCGTACGTCCCGGCGTACAACCAGCAGGTCAACGTCAACATCCTGGCGCAGGCACTCTCGGACTCCGCGAACGTTGCCGGCGAAGGACACAGTTACCGCTTCTGGTCGCAGCATTCCTGCGACCTCATTTACATGCGGAACTTCGCGCTCCACCGGGCGCTGACTGAGCTGCAGCTGGACTACCTGTTTATGCAGGATTCGGACGTCTACTCGCCAATGCCGGGCGGGCCGCTTATGCAGCTCGTTCGCACTGCACAGGAGACGGGCGCCACGTTGACCGGTGCGATGGTCACGATGCGCACGCGGCCGCCGAAGGCGAACGTTTGGCCGGTGCATCCAGGTGAGGTGTTCCAGGCCGACAAGATTGGCACCGGCATGGTGCTTCTGGATCTGAACAAGATCCGTGAGTGGTACGACGACTATCAGGGACCCTGCTTCCAGCGGGTCTACACGACTGACAAGTGCTTCGAGCCGAAGACCGGCTCGGACATCTTCTTTAGCTACGTCGTCCGGCAGCACGGCGGACTCATTGTGTGCGACGGCACGGTGCCGACCGTCCACATCGATGGGACCGCTGCGCACGAGTACGACGGGCGATCAATTCCGAACGCGGCGGTTACCGCGGACGAGGCCACCAGGGCGGCCTAGGCCCTGCGGGAGAACACATGGCAGACGACGACAACAGCCAGACGCCGCCAGAAGCAGCAGCGCCACCACCGGCCACTCCGTCGGAGGGTAGTGATCCGCCGAGTCAATCGGATCCGCCCAAGGAGGACATGATCCCAAAGAGCAAGGTCGAGGAGATGATCCGCGACCGACTCGAGCGGGATCGGCGCAGCCGTCAGAAGGTCGAGCCGAAGGCGCCACCGCCGAAGAAGGACGAGCCCAAGACCGACAAGGTAGACGACATCTCCGAGCTACGCGCGGACCTCGAGTTTCGCAGCCAGCTCGAAGACCTCACCGATGACATGGAGTGGAAGCCGTCGCGCTCTGACAGGGACCTGTTGAGGTCCATGTTCCGGGCAGGCGGCGCGGAGCAGATGGCTCAGCTCGCCGAGCGTCTCAAGGGCGCAGGCGGGACGAAGTCAGGCGGTACGCCGCCCGCGGCACCGGCAGCGGTAACGCCGGACGCGCCGGCTGCTCCTCCTCCATCTCCGCCGACGGTAACTCCGGGTGGCTCACAGTACAAGCCACCTCCGGGCGCACCGAACGCACCGACGGACATCGTGGAGCAGAACCCCGCCAAGTGGTCACCCGATTACATCGATCGGCTGAAGCAGGACGGGACGTTCCGGCAAGAGGTCGAGAAATTCTACCAGACCGGCGAGGGCGGACTCTTTCGGAGGCGCATCCCGAAAGGCTAAATCCTCATGGCCGCAGCACCGACAACCAAGACGACCCTTACTGAGCTCGTCAACAGCGAGTTCATCAACCCAATGATCATGCAGTACGCCGTGGACTACACGGTGGCTGCGCCGTTCGTGAACTGGCTCGACCTCCGCGGCAAGGCAACGGCGGTCGGCTCGTTCCCGCGCTGGATCCTGGATACCGCTGGCGACACTGGCGAGACCACGGATCTCACCACGACCGCGCTCGAGACCACCGACGTCCAGATCACTGGCGCGGAGATTGGTCTTCGGCGCGACGTGACCGACGCGGCTCTGCAGGAGACCATCATCGGCGCTCAGCTGTTCGACTTCCTGGTACGTGACTCCGGCGTTCTCGCCGCGGTCTCGCTGGATGACGACATCTGCGCACTGTTCACCTCTTTTTCGACTGCGGTCGGGGAGGGGACCACGGATCTCGACCTGTCCGTCATGGTGTCGGCGCAGGCGACGATCCGAAAGAACAAGATGCGCGGCTCTGCCGTGTACGTCTTGGACGATCAGCAGGCTGAGGACTACCAGGTAGCGGCGGCCGCAACTGCGGGCACCGTGATCGGTGGTCTGATGTCTATCCAGACCGGTCTCGACACCGGCTATCTCGGGACCTTCTTCAGCCAGCCTGTCTGGCAGACCGGTCTCTGCGATACCAGCAACACCGGCGCGACGGTCAACGGCGCGTGCTTCATTCGCGGAGATACCAATCCGACCGCAGCGGCGATCGGTGGAGTCATCGTGCGCGACGTGACCACCGAACTCGAGCGCAACGCCTCGGCTCGGCTGACAGAGTTCGTGATGTCGGGCAAGTGGGGAGTTGGCGAAACCGCTGACGAGAGCGGCGTTCGCATCAGGACGGACGCATGAGGAAGGGAACCGGACATATGCCCGCGAAGGAGCGGGCTCGCCTTCGAGCTGAGCGTGCAGCGAATCGCAAGCTCAGTGAAGCGAAGCTGGTTCCGCGGGCAAAGCCAGCTGTCCCCGCACCGGCTCCGAAGAAGGAACCGCAGAAGTAGCAACGCCAGGGGCGGGGTGGTCACGCGCTACCCCGCCCCGGCGCATCACCGAGGAAGACCATGGGACGCAACCTCTCAGCGAAAACTCCGGCCAAGAACATCGCGGCTAACCCGCCGACCACGAAGCACACAGCTTCCGATGGGCTCGTCGTAATCGAGAAGCTCAACCCGATGCAAGCCAAACGAAAAATGGTCGCACCGGATGGGGCTATCTGCGAAGTCAGTCTGGCGACCGGGTACACGATCAAGATGAAGGGTCCTGGGTATGGCACCGCTGCCTTTCGCGGCAATCCCTACGGACCGCAGATCCTGACCGAGAAGATCGCGAAAGGCTGGCTCCCATTTGACCAGTGTCCATTCGCACCGGGCGCGGATGCGGCGGGACATATCCAGCGCGGAGAGGATGACAAGCCGTGCGAGGGCACGTTCTCCGCTAAGGAGTGCTGCCCGCATATCAAGCGGATCGCCAAGGCGCGGAGCGCTCGTCACAGCCAGGGGCAACAGGCGAAGCGCAAGAACATGCAGGGGTCGGTCGAGAAGCTGCTCCAGCTCGCACAGGACCAGGCGACCGAGAGCCTCACGGCACCGCAGCGCGGGAAGGGGATGCCGCGTGGCTGATTCGCTCCCCACCGAGGCACCGTCTAACGGTGTCGAGGCGCTGGTCCGTGACGGTGTCGAGGAGCAGCGGGCGAAGGGGCTGATCCCGACGCCAAACAGGGTCAAGGATTACCTCCTCCCGATCGTGGAGCGGGGCGATCGCAAGACCGAGGAGGTACGTCTCCGCGCCAGGCCGAATCCGCCGGGGCAGCCGGTCGAGCGCGTCGAGCGCAGCACGCCAGAGATGGAGCGCGAGTTCAAGCGCCGCCTTGCCCGCAAAGGGCATGAACCGCTCCCCGGCGCCGAGAACGGCTGGATCACGACCCGGAAGCCGATCGAGTCCACCGCGCCAAGCCGCTTAGCTGTACAGAGTAAGCGGGACGCTGTCGCGCGATCGCGCTTTCGTCGCAGGTATCGACTGCTTGTATCCCTTCCCGATTGGCGCGCGAAACTGATGACGGTCAACCCGCTGGCCATCAACGGAACGCTGGGGCCAGAGAAACAGAAGCACGCGGAACAGGTCATTCGACAGATCGTCAGTGACTCGGACCGTGTGTTCGGCAGTTGGCTCGCCGAACCGAAGAGGAAGCTGCACTTCCACCGCTAATGGAGCGACATCTAATGGAGCGACATCAGGACATAGCGGCCAACGTTCTCGGGCAGTCCCTCGTCTGGGACGCGCCCGAGGGCCGCCCTTCGTCCGTAACGAGCGTGTCCGTCTACCGGGTTTACGCAGGCGACACCGGCACTACGGAGTCGGCAACCACCGGCACGGCTGCGATTGACGACGTCAACACGACCGTAGACGCGGCGTCCGGTGACGGGCAGGCGGATCCTCGAGTCGTCAACCTCGCCGCTACGACCGATATCGTGGCCGGCCGCGAGTACCTACTCACCGGCGCGAATGGGGCGAAGGAATGGGTCGATGTCGTGGAGATCGACAGCGGCGTCTCTATCACCGCGCGGCACCCACTCGCCAACGGCTACGCGTCGGCGGACACCTTCGAGGGCACTCGGATCACCATTGCCCTTGCCGACGCCTGGATTCAGGACCAGAGCAAGATCAGCCAGCCGCTCATCCCCACTGACGGTTACCGGGTCCGCTGGGTCTACGTAGTCGATTCCGTTACGTACGTGCACGACGGCTATTTCCGAGTGGTTCGCTACCCGGGTAAGCACTCGGTCACGCCGATTGAAATCGACGAGACCTACCCCGGCTTTCGCGATTGGCTGCCGGAGCAGCACCGTGCGGACTCAGGGCGGCGGCTTATCGATGAGGCGTGGGAGGGAGTGCGCTGGGACCTCTTCGATTCCGGGTTCGAAGAGACCAGCGTCCGCGACGTGGACGCTATCAACCGCGCCGTGGTCTTACGCTTCGGGGTCCTGATCGCGAAGGCGAACCTATTTGGACGCGGCGGCCGTCCCGAGGCGCTCGAAGTCGCAGAGCGCGACTACAACACGTTCATCAACAAGGTCGTGCGCGTGACGCAGAAGCTTCGCATCTCTGCTTCTGCCAGCGGCGATGGCGCAGTGGTCCCTTCTCTCGGGATTTGGGAGAAATGACAACGACCTTCGCGGCTATTCGCGACTCCCACGTCTCGCAGATCGAGGCCTTGGTGCCGCTCGTTCTCGAGGGTACGAAGTTCCGCTTGCATCAAGGCGAGTCGCAATTCGCCGACTGGTGCCAGGAGTTCCCGACTGCGTGTTTCCGCCGCTTCGAGCTGGTCGATGAATTCGACGATGAGCTCGTCGGCACCACCAACAGCGACACTGAGGAGGTGGCGCACACGGCACAGCTCCTCATCGCGTATCCGCAGCACTGGGCCAAGTACGGTGACAAGGGCAGCATGAGCCTCGATGACGTGATCGCTTCAGACCGAGGCCAGCTGAACTACGCGATCGGCATCCACGGCGGAGCGCACTATCCCTCGGGGCTGCACATCTCCGATCTAGGATCCGGCTCGGTGTCCCGCCTGGAAGGCGCCTGGATCCATCAGATCCCGATCCGGCTCCAGTACTACCGCGGCGCGCCAACGATTCTGCCGGTGGCGTCGTTCACCTTTGTAGCGAGCGGCCGAATCGTCGATTTCACCGACACGAGCACTGACTCTGATGGAACCGTCACCGAATGGGATTGGGTCTTCGGAGATGGCTACAAGAGCACGCTCCAGAATCCCAGCCACACCTACGGCGCGGATGGCACGTACACGGTCACGCTGCGGGTCACCGACAATCAAGGGCGTGTGAGCGCGGCGACGTTAGCCGAGGTGACGGTAGCGGCAGGTGCGGGGGTGCCGGTATTCACGCTGCTCGCTGAGGACTCATCCTCTACCAATGGCACGTCTGTGCAGACAGCTTCCATTAGTCCATCTTCGGCCACTGATGTTTACGCAATCGTGGCAGTTCGTGCATCAGTAACCACGACGCAGCCCACGCTTACGGGATGCGGCTTGACTTGGGCGGCGGTGGATTCTGTGTCGTTCCTGGGTAGTGGAGTTGCACGCCTGACTGTTTTTCGAGCGCGCGGCACAGCAACGCCGGGGCAGCTTACTTTCACTTTCGGGCAAACGATTGACTCGTTCATTTGGTCCGTATTCGAGGTCTCTGTTGTTAATGGTGATGTGCAGACCAAAAATGTGCAGAACGCTGGCTCTTTCACGAGTGAGACTGTCGCGCTCGACAGCGCGCCGGATGCGGGGAACCCCGTTATTGTCGCCACGATGATTTCGACGTTCGGCGCCATTGGTCACGACGCCGATTTCTCTGAGATCTCGGACCGGTCTGAGGCTGGCAATGACCAAACGCTCGAGGTTCAGTGGGCTTTCGGTGAACAGTCATGCACCGCGACCTTCTCAGCTAGTGTAGTTCGCATGATCGCCGTGGAGGCGGCCGTGCCGTGACAACCAGGAGAAAGACCAATGGCCTCTAAGTCTTCAGCGCTTCAGGCCTTCAACTGGGCCGACGAGTCGTCCTTCGGCGAGGCCGTAAGCACCTTCGATCAGCGCTCGCTCACCACTGCAATGGTGGATACGAGCGGCATCGTGCACCCGTCACAGAGCCCCGAGTTCATCAGGCAGCGACCGAACGAGGGGTTCCAGGACATCAGGATGCCGTATACGCCGTCGTTCTCGACGGAGATGTACTTGACGGGCATGGGCTCGACCTGTTCTGGCGCGGTGCCGAGTTCGCAGCTGGTCACGCTCCTGGGCCACGTCCTGGGCGCAAGCGCGGATGGTCTAGCTACCGGCGATACTGCCACGGGCGGGACCGCCACCGTACCGACGACGACTGGAGCATCGGGCGCCGCTGCGGGTGCTCTCGTGCGAGTAGGCGACAAGGGCGACAGCCGAGCCGATGGCCAGTGGGCAGCCGTGGCCACGCACGCAGGCAATGACCTGACGCTCCTCACCGCGCTACCCGATGCGCCGTCGAATGGTGACGTGGTCTATGCGAGTAGGCTGGTCTACCCGTCATCGACGCCGGGAACGTTCGAGGCGATTCAGACGATTCGCGCGCAGATCCAGAGCACGCTCCAGCAGTACAACGTGCACGGCGTTTACCCGACCGGGATCGAATTCCCCGGGCTGAACCCAGGCGAGCTGCCGAAGGTCTCGGTGGCATGGGGCGGGGCGAGGATCGCGACTGACAACGACACCTTCCCGACGACGACCGCAGCTGATGATCACAGCGCGACCCCGGCGGCGGGCGGCAGCTTCTTCTGGAACGCGGTCGGCACCGCGACCCGGAACACGCTCCTCATTCGCTCGTTCTCGCTCACCCATGAGATGACCACTGGTGTGGAGATGGCGCCGGAGGGGCTCGACGATTTTCAGGCGGTGCTCGGTTGTAACCGCCAGCCCGGTCGGTGGATGGCCGAGTTCGTGGTCGATTCCGAGGCGGCTGGCACCGACACGTTCGGCGACATCTTCGACACCGACGAGAACAGCCGCGGCTTCTACCACTTTCTCTACTCCCTCTCGGTCGCGGACGGCCGCTCGCTCGCCATCTACGCACCTCGCGTGAAGATCATCGATCAGAAACCGGTCCAGTCAGACGTGGACGGCGTGCTTCGTAAGATGGTCCGCGTCGAATGCTGCACCGGGGCGACAACCACCAACGACCTCACCATGAGTCCGGTGCGGCTCGGATTCGCATAGGAGCCCCATGGCATTCCGAGTCACTAACTCGCTCGTCGAGCCCTACCAGTACATCAGTCGTCACGACGAGGCCGTCGCGAAGGACGATGACGACTTCGAACACAAGTGGGAGCTCTACCTGGACGGCAAAGCTCCGCCGCCGATCCGTGCAGGAGGCAAGCCGACCATTTGGCACTTCCGGCCGCTGTCGCCGCGGCAGCGGATGCGAGTTATCGATCGTGGCGGCATCGAGGGGGCAGCACTCTCGCTGTCTCTATCGCTAATTAGGGTCGAGAACCTTGAGGATGACAAGGGTCGCGCAATCAAGCTCGAGTACACGCACGAGGACGGGATGCGGGTCGTGTCGGAGGAGTCGATGGCGGTCATCCACCGCGCGGGCGGCGACGAGTTACTCCTGGACCTCGTCCAGCGCGTGCAGAGGAGCCTCGATATCGGCCCAAAGTGATTGAGGGCCTGCGGTATCTGCCGCGCCTGCAGGCCGAGAGGGAGCGGCAAATCGAAGACGGAACACCCGTTGCCGACGCTGAAGCCTACCTCAACTGCACGGAATGCCCGCTGGACCACCAGCAGCGGCGTGGCTATCGGTGCGGCTGGCTGCCCGAGAGCGAGTGGCGGGGAGATGTGCGACCGTTCTCGGATTCGTCGGTGTGCGTCGGTTACTCGACGTCGTTACCGGAGGTCATCGAGGCGGCGCGGCTGCTTGTTTGGGCGAACCGCGGCGCGCTGTCTCCGTATATGGGAGTGCGCCAGTTGCCTGCCGTGGCTGCCGATTGCGTGGACGTGCTCGACGGCGAGGTCAAGTCGGTCGAACGTGAGGACATGCGCAAGCGGAGAGAGGCGGTGAAGCGTGGCTAACATTCTCAGCACCGTCCTCACGCGGTACAAGGCTGATCCGAGCGACCACAAGGCAAAGCTCAAAGGTCTCCGTGGCGAAGAGAAGAAACGCCATCAGGAGCTGCTCAAGGAGATGGATGCGCAGAACGCGAAGATCGACAAACAGATCGCGTTCTGGGGCAAGGTCGCGGTGGGTGTCGGCGGGGCCGTCGCTGCGTTCAAGCTCGCGAAGACCTCCTTCAACAGCTACGTCCAGAACACGCAGCTGGCAGCCGCAACGGCCAATCTCAGCATCGATCGCCTCAGCACATCCACGCGCGGACTTGTCGAGCAAACCGACCTAATGCGCGAAGCCTCCAAGCTCCAGAGCGGCGCCTGGAAATTCAACCAGGAGCAGATGGAACTCGTCCTTAGGGCGACCGATGTCATGCGTCGGAAGCTCGGGCAGGAGTTCACGCCCACCTTACAGAAGGTGACCGAGTCGCTGAGCAAGGGAACAACGGAAGAGCTCAAGAAGTTCGGCATCACCGCAAAGACCCAGACCGAGGTCATTGCCCAGATGCGCGAGATGGTCCGTGGCTTCAACTTGGATACCGATGCGGCAGGCGACTCGATGAAGCGCGCCGGCGTGTCCGCTGCCGACTCGTTCGATAGGATGAAGACCGCCATCGGGCGAATGGTTGTGGCGATGGCTCCACTGCTCGATCGCATGGCGAAGTTCATCGAAGCTCTCTCGATCGTCGTGGATCGCATAAGCGGGGCTCCGCAGCGTGATCCGGGGAGGGAGGCTATAGCCGCCCCAGATGGAGCGTCGCCAGAACTGCGAGCGTTGATCGCGCGACTCAACGAGGGGCGAGCCGCAGGTGCTGGGCAAAGCCCGGAGGCCCAGCGGCTCCTGCGGGAGATCCGTGCACAGGCCCTCAAGGATAAGCAGGAGCGGCAGCGCATCCAAGGAGAGGTCGCGTTTCTGACGACGCAGCAGGACGCGCTCGATGCGTTTATCCGTGGACTCGGCGAGAAGGTGAAGAAGCGCGCCTCCGCTCGCGCGCCCACGCTAGGCGCCGTCGAAGACCCGATGCTGGCGGCGTTGTTCAGTGCAGGGCAGGGCCTACGCAGGGGAGCCGGCGCGGTGCCGGGGCTCTTTGCCTCCGGGCTGGAAAGCGCGCGGATGCTCGGCCGCACGACGCTCGCAGGGGATCCCCAATTCGGCGCGCTTGGGCAAGCACAGCAAGACGTTAACGCGTTCCACCTGCAGGAGGGCAGCGAGGCACTCAAGCAGTTAGAGGCGGACATCCGCGCGTTCGATGCGGCGAAGCAGCAGGCGATCGGCGATCGCAACCACTTGCTCGAGTCCATCTTCGGGCGGCCCGCTGAGGTAGACGCCACCGCGATGGCGATCCAGGGAGCCGCGCGAGCGATGGACGTCTTTGCTCAGTCCACGGCGCTAGCGTTCGAGGCGTGGGTCACCGGTGCCGAGGGGGGCATGGAGGCCGCGAAGAAGTTCCTCGCCGCGGGTATCCACGGCATCGGACAGGAGCTTGCGGTGATCGGCGTAAAGGAAGGCGCACTGGCTCTGGTCTCGCTCGCCGGTCTCGATTTCCGCGGCGCTGCGACGCACGGTCTCGCATCTGGTGCCGCGTTTGCCGGTTCGGCGCTGGCGTTCAAAACGGCGCAATCGATGGGGCATGGCGGAGGTAATCGCCCTAGCGCGGGCGCCTCCGGCTCCGCCCCCCGCGTCTACAACGGCTCCGGTGCTGGCGCTGGCGCTGGACAGGGCGAACGCTCGGTCGTGGTCGCGCTCGGCTCGGAGTTCGGGATGCTGCCGGCGCTCGAGCAGCGCCAGATGCTGGGCCGGGCGATCAGGCTCGGACTCCACGAACAGGGATCGCCTCACACATTCGATCGGTAGATGTCCACCTTCGGCAAATTGCTCCACCGGATCACGGTCCCGACCGGGGGTTGGGACGCGACCGTAGGCCCGACCGAGACCGCCACGATCCCAGCCGGCACGTACTACCTGCCGGCCCTGCTGGACGAGGTGGCCGACAAGTTCGCGACCGCGGCCGGCGAGACCTGCACCGTCACCGCAGCCACAGGAGAGGGCGGGACCGGCAAGGTCACGATCACATTCGGAGCGGCCACGGCAGTAACGTGGGTGGACACGGACCTCCGCGACATCCTCGGCTTCGATGACGACCTCCTCAGCGACGCTAGCCACGTCAGCCCCGGCAGCGCGCGCTCGGTGTGGCTGCCGACGTGCCCGTTCCTGACGCTCAACAGTGGCAAGGATAGCCGCTGGCGCGGTCACCGGGACGGTGACTTCCGCCACGCCATGAATATGTCCGGTCACGTCTGGGCGCGGCACGGGCAGCACCACGTGCGCCTTGAGCCGCTCCGGTGGCAGGCAATTAGGCGGGACCGGGTCTGGATCGCGAACGAGTCCGTGGCCGGGCAGAGCTTCGAGCAATGGTGGCTCGACGGGGTATGGGGCGAGGCGACGTGGGGATCGCCAGGGGGACCGATCCGGTGGTACCCCGATGCAGACAACGACGGCGTCTGGGGCACGTACCGGGTCATCGACGCGAAGACGTTCTTGCCCGACCAGCTGCAGGAGGCATGGAGCGGGATGTGGACCGTGACCATGCCGCCCATGATCCAGGTCCCCGACACGACCACGCTCGGCCTCCCGCCCGCCGCCAACTTCTCGTGGTCGCAGGACGAGGACGCGACGGCGCTGCACCTGGTGCGGGCGTCGAGTCAGTACGCGACCGTCGGCGACCAGGACGAACTCGATGTCTCCACAACCGGGGCGATTACTGTCGTGGCTCAGATCCGCTTCGATTCGCTGCCGTCCCCGTCGGCAGGCATCGTCACCAAGTTTGGCGGTAGCCCGCCTGTCGGCTGGTTCTTTCAGTTTCGTCCGAACCAGCTGTTCCTGGGGCTGTTCGAGGACTCCACTGGAACAGAGAGGTTCCTCGGTCGCGGATGGCCAGGCGGCGCACCGGAGCTAGATCGCTGGTACACCGTGGCTGCCCGGTACGACCACTCCATCGCTGGCGATATGGGCGATGCAGGGGCGCTATTTGTGGACGGTGCCCAGCTCACGTCGGGCGGCTCAGGGGCGAGCGCAAAGCCGAGTGCGCTGAGTAACTCGACGCACAACTTCAACGTCGGCGCGAACCCGGGCGGGAGTGCTGGTTTCGACGGCGACCCCCGCAACGTCCAGGTCTACGACCGCGCGCTCACCGACGACGAGATCGCCTCGCTCGACTTCCCGGCTAGTACCGACGGACTGCAGGGCGCATGGGAACTCGACGGCGACTACACGGACAGCTCCGGCAACGGCAACACGCTGACACCGACGAACAGCCCCACCTTCGAGGACGTGCTCGCGGTCCAGCTGACCGACACGACCCCGGACCCGGACAGCATGATCACGGACCAGGAGTGGACCGCGGACGGCAAGAGCTTCCGCGGCGCAGCCCCGTACCTGCTCGTGGACGCGGCCGGGGACTACCCAACGCAGCTCACGGTCACTAAGCAGGGTGGGTCGCAGTCGAGCAAGACGAAGACGGTGAGGGTGGAGGGACCGAACGGCGTTCCCACCGACGGCCCCGACGATTGGTACCTGCCGACGGAGGCGGCGCACTTCACGGCACTGGGGCTCGCGGCGCCGGACTACTACGTGCTCTGCGACGCGGCGAGCGGGGACCTGACGCCGGTCATCGATGACGGACCCTATGGCGACATGATCGCGCAGGACACCGGACACCTCTACGAGCAGGCTGTCACCGGGTGGGCGGCGAAGACAGTTGGCCTCGCGGAAGGAGACTCCGGCTCCTGGCGCGTCACAGCAGGCGTTGCTCTCGGTGAGTCGTTTGCCGTGCTCGCCTACGCAGCCGTCAGCCAGACATCCGGTACGCGACAGATTCTGTGCGCGCTGGGCACGACCAACCGTCTGGCGCTAAATACCGGCCCGCTGAGGACAGTCCACAATAGTGTAGCGGCGGACGGGGCCATAGACGTCCGTGACCTCGATACAGTCCGGCAACTCGTCTGGTACCGGAATGCAACCGCCAACGCCTCTGGCACGAGGAGCAACCTCGAGGACATCCCTGGCACCCACGACGAGGGGGTTGATTCGGCAGAGCAGAGCTCAATCGGCCCCACCACCGGCTCGGCGGCGGCGCTCCGCTTCCTCGTATTCGGCGTTTTCAAGGGCGCCAACGCCGAGCAGGACTGGGACGCCTACCTCACCACGCTGAGGGGGGACTAGCGTGACCACCACCTCCGACGCCCTCCGCACCGAGTCCGGCGTCCGGGTCGGGGTCGTCCTGGCAATCGAGGGCTCCCCGCATCTGCTCTGCGATGCCGCCGACGTCGCGCCCGTCATCACCGCCTGGGCCGGCACCGGGTGGACGCAGGCGCGCAGCGGGCTCAAGGTACAGGGACACCTCCGTGAGTTCTGCGAACCGTGGGCGGCCGACATCAACGTGCCCAGCATCTCGTTCGAGATCCAGAACGAGGACTTCGGCAGGGACGTCTACAAGCGCAAGAGCACGTACCGCTCGCAGATGACCGCTCTCTTCGAGGCGGACAGCGACGGTGAAGGCACGCTCAACGTCAAGAGCACCGGGTCGCTACCGAACGAGCCGGGTACGATCTATCTCGGCAACAAGGCTTACGAGTACAGCGCGACTGACACGGCGACTTTTACGATCTCGCAGGCGGAGGCGCTTCCGGTCTTCGATGCTGACCCGGGCCTCCACTATTCGCGCCCGCACGCCGTGAGCGCCCAAAAGGGCTTCAACGTCGGGATCAACACGTTCGTGCAGACGGTCCCGAAGACCTGGATCGGTCGCCGCGCCGCGCTCTACATCCATCGCATCGTGGGCGACGTCTGGGACACGCGCGCCGAGGCCCAGCTCGAGTTCGCTGGCCGCATCGCGCGCATCTCCGATGACCCGGCCGCGCTCGTGACTCGGCTCGAATGCGAGGACATGCGGGCCGAGATCCGCGACGCGACGATCCTGAGCGGGCAGTGGGTCGGGTATGTGCGTTCCGGCGTGTTCCTGGAGGCGGGCGAGACCTTCCAGGCACGCGAGATTGAGAACCCTGGCACAACGCGCGCGTCGGCTGTGCTGACGATAGTTGCATCGGGCGCATCGGGCGCGACGCAGCTCAACGAGGGCTACTACGAACTCGGCGACATCATCACCAAGCTCAACGCGTGGCTCGCAGCCGACGGTACGCTGACGTTTACGTGGACCGTTGAGCTTGCGCACGGCGCCGGCGGCCGGCGCGTCGTCGTCCGGGTGGACTCGGACGGCGCCGTTCGCCCCGGCTTTTCGCTCGATGCCTCTACGCGCCGTTTGTTCGCGTTTCTGGGCTTCGGCGACGAGTTCGAGTTCGAGCGCGATGCGACGCGACCGATTCGACTCGAGGAGCGAGTCGAGGACGACGGCGACGTCGTCTATCGCGAGGCCGGGTCGGCACCGTTTCGCGCCGTGCCGTTCCAATCGGTGGGTCGCTACGCAGACCGCGGGCGTATCGACTTCGCAGACGACGATGGCGACTTCGTGGACCACACGACATGGCTGCCGGAGCCATTCGCCTCCGAGGTCGAGAGTGGCGAGGTGTGGAGCTTCTTCCGCGTTGGCGACTCGCTCCAGTTCGGCAAATACGACAGCGCCAACAGGCGCATCACGGAGCTCGGCAAGCCGCTCGACTTCGCGGGCTACGCGGGGCCGGCGATTGGTCCGAGTGACTACCGCGGGCTCACCATCGACGACCCTGCGGACCGTCTCGAGGTCTACCAGGTCGTGGTGCTGTCCGGCTCGATGGCGACGCTGCTCACCTCGCTCCTCGCTTCGACCGGCACCGGCCACAACCACGCCACGTACGACACATTTCCTAGCGGCATGAGCTGCCCCGGTATCCCGTGGAGCTTACTCGGAGACGAGTGGCTGACGAGTGTCAAGGCGCTCGAGCAGGCGACCCAGCAGGACACCATGATGGTGGTCCTCGACAAGCCGAGAAAGCTCCGCGACATCATCGTGCCGCAGCTGGCGATCCGTTTTGCCTGGCTCACGTTCGCGGACGGCACGTACAAGCTGGTCACGTTGCGCAAGCCGGTTCTGCTCTCGCCCGACCACCAGCTGACCGAGGCGAACAAGGCGACCGCGAGCGGCGATGCGGCATCGCTCATCTCGTCGATGGAAGAGACGCGCGACTACCTGCGCAACGTCCTCAAGGTCTCGTACAGCCGACAGCTCTCGGGTGAGTACGGCCTCCACATCACCGCGCGCGACGAGCCGTCCATCTCCGAGCACGGGATGAGCGACGTCCGCACGATCGAGCTCCCTGACACCTACGCGGACGCGGCAGCCACCGGGCAGTCTGCCGAGGTGCTGGCCGCTGGGCTGATCCAGCGCTCGATCCCGCTCTTCGGTAAGCCTCTCCACCTCGTGCAGCGCACCATCGCGCCGACGCTCTATCACGTCGCTGTCGGCGACACGGTCACCATCGCGGACAACGACCTTCGCCACCCGGTGACTGGGGAGCGCGGAGTGGATGGTGCTGGCGTCCTCGCTGGCATCGTCCTGGCGGTCACCCGGTCGCCCGGACTCGGCCACGAGGGCGGCGAGCTCTTCGGTATGGTCGAGGTCCTGGTGGTGGACGCGGATCGCACGATGCCGATCGCACCGGCTGCGGAGGTGGACACGGACTTCAGCGACACGATCGACGGCCTATCCTTCACCGACGGCTACGCGTCGGCAGGCCCCGCACTCAAACTCGTGGACCACGCGTACAGCCGCTCGACCGACGACGTGGACGCGAGCAACTTCTCGGCCGGCGACAAGATCCGCATCGTCGAGGTGGACCCGGATGATCCGGGCAGCATCGACTCCTGGGACCGGGTGATCGACACCATCGATGTCGAGGACGGCTACATCACGCTCACGGCGTCCATCTCGTCGCCGAACTGGTCAGGTGACCAGAAACTGTTCGCCATCGTGCCGCAGCTCTACGCTGACGTCGAGCCGAGCCAGCAGCTCGTCTCGTATCTGGCCGACGATGGCGATGGGCTCATCCAGGACATCGAGCAGCCGAACGAATACGGGCTTGAGCGCTGGCAGTCATTCGCTGCGAACGACGGTACCGCGCTGCCCCCGCTCATCGCTACCGATCGCGGCAATGAGGGGCGGCCGCTTGATGCAGACCTGGTCGCCGCGCTGATCGCGCTGGTGAACAACCTGGTCAGCCACCGGGCAGCGCCGTGTGCGCCTGAATGGTTCGCTGGTATAGCGCCGCAAGTATCGGTGACCGACTACAGGGTCACGCAGGTGTTCCCGTTTCCGACCGCAGGAGTGGTCACCGGGGCCGCGCGGCGGACGCTCGTTGTCGGCCCGATTCTGAGGACGTCCGACGCTTCGGCGACCGCGTTTCTACGCGTCACGTCGAGCCGCTTTCCACCGAGCGGTTTCACTGGCGCTCGGCGGTGGCGCGGCCCCCGTCGCTCCATCGAGTTTTCTCACACCGGCGACACCGACGAAACCGCCATCGCCAGCCAGGAACTGACGATTGTCGCCGGTGATGAGCCGGGCATTACCTGGATCACAACCGAGCTGCGGATCTCTACCGCGCCGCGCTTGGCCCGCTTCCGCGGCTTCCACACCTTTTACCTGGGGCCCGTCGCGTGAGGCAGAACGCACTCTATAGGCAGCATCCAGCGCTGGATACAGGAGAGGTCGTCGGACATTGCGTCCAGGCAGGCATCCTGCGCCTCGATCGCGACGTTGTTCAGATCGCGATTGACACACTCCCCGGCGTACCACTCCGGGCAGCCGATTGCCGGTGTCTCGAAACAGGCGCCATACCACTCGCACCACCGCTCTCCCTGGTCGAGACAGGCGTCCTCGAGCTGGATCTCTGCTGGGCTGCCGTCGGGCTGGCAGGCGACCAGCAATACAGAGACACAGAGACACAGAGTGCGAGCTGCCGTCGTCATGCGCATGAGTGTATCGCGCCGAGGCCAACGGCATGAAGCACTTCAGCTCCAAATCGATCCCGGCGCGCCTTGAGCCCTTGCTACAGGCCATTGTCGGCGGGCGAGTGTCCGGGTCCGCGATGCGCCGCGCAGCCGAGGCGCTTACGTACATCGCTTCGCGCCAGAAAAAAGTGGTGTTGCGCCGAGCACAGGACTTGGCCAACCACATATCCACCAGCACGTCAGCTGGAGATATCTGGCCCTGTTATTTTCGAACTGGCGAAAACACGACAGCAGTTGAGGTTTTTGCCGGGCTAACCAGAGCGGAGCCGGTAGTAGCCAGCCCCCCTACGCTGACCGTTGCAGTCAAAACGCCAGACGGGACCAGCACACTTTCCTCAGGCGTTCTGACCCACGATGGCGGGTCGGGAAGTCTGCCGGTGACCCCCGAACGCATCTCGCACGGCAGATTGTTGCTCGATGGCTTGTCGCCGGATACCGAATACCGGATCGACAGCACGCCAGCTTCTCGCACTGCGGTGTCGTACATGACCATCCGCGAGGCGCCCGACCTGGAGCCCGACGATGACGTGCTCGGGGTGGTGTCGCCCAACAAGTACCCGGTCGGCGGACCGATCTACGATGAGCACATCCAGGATCTCATCGCGGCGGCGAACGCGCTCTGGATGCACAACGCGGCGCACTTGCTGGCCTGGGGAGGGAAATACGAGGCGCATCCGACGGCAGTGGGCGTCCCGCTACTCGACGCCGCGAGCGCGGACACGTACGAAGACGTGGATGGCGTCGAGTTCTTCCTGCCGACCGCGCTGCGCACGACGAAGAAGTTGGCGGACCTCCAGGTCCGGTTCGGCGTCCTCGGCGAGCGCACGGCGGGGTCCGGGACGACGGACATCCGGCTGGTCAACTCCGGGCTCACAGATAGCCTGGACCTATCGTTTGGCGCCGGCAGCCGCACCGTGTGGACGGTGGACAGCCAGTCGATGCCGGTCCCCGACGACAACTGGAAGCTCCAGTTCCAGCAGTCGAACACGAGCACCACGTTCGCGCTCTATGGCGTGACGTTGTTTCCGCATCGGACGTGACCAGCAGCTTCCTCGCCTATCTTTGCCGGCATCACCCCAACTGTCAAAAATCGCATACCTCCCAGAGTATCAACACCCAGCGTAGCCGGATGACCGCTTCTCGCGACACTACCCCGCCTCGCCCCCTGGCCTGGTGGCAGCACCTGAGCGTGACCTGGAAGGCTATCTCGGTCATCGTCGCGGTAGCCGTGGCCGCCAGCAGCGCGGCTCTCTACGCCCAGCGCTACGTGACCACCGACGATCTGGCGCCGTACCGGGCGGCGGACCGCGCGCTACAGGATCAGGTACTGCGGCTAGAGCGGGACGGTGCGGCAACTGCGGCGAGCATCGAGGCGATCCGACGGGCCTCTGAGGACACGCGGGACGACGTTAGATCGCTGCTCAGGCACCTGCTCGAGAATCCACCGGGGAGGAAGCCATGAGGGAAGAGATGGTGTACCCACTGTCGTTCGTGGCCGCTGTAGCGGCGGCCGCGATCTCCTCATGTCACCCGCCCGCAGCGTCGTCCCCGGCCCCGTCGCCCGAGTGCGACTGCCCGCCGTCCGTGGGAGCGGAGATGCGCGAGGCCATGATCGAGCGCGACGAATGCCAGTCCGAACTCCGCACGGTGCTGGAGGAGCGCGCGGAGACCCGGGTCAGGACGCGGGTGGTGGAGCGCCAGGCACCGGCTAGGCGTTGCGCCGGCGAGGGTCCGGTGCTAGAGCCGGTCGCGACGGTGTCGTGTGCCGCGGGCATGTCGTGCCTTGACGAACGCAACGAGGCGCGGCTCGCGACCAACCTGCTCGCGTGGCAAAGCTGGCTCAGGCGCGTTCAGGCGTGCGAGCGAGGTGAGCCATGACTGGCGACCGGCAGACGAACAAAATGCCAGCTCTCGACCGGTCGATCTCGGTGACTTTGCAGGTTGATGAGGGCGCACAGCTGGTGATGCTGCTGGAGTTCTTGAGTGCGGCTATCAGTACCGGGCGCCCAGTGACTGTCACTGTGACGCATGGGCGTGCATCCGAGGACGCAAATAAGGAGTATACTTGAAGATATCGATGCTGCGGCGGCAAAGGCCGAGAGAGAGGCGGGGAGGCGGAAAACGACAGAAGGAGCGACGACGTGAATATGTACATCAACCTCGCCCTGATATGGCTCGCAGACGCGAGCTGTGTCGTCTGCGCTTACTTGCTGCCTTGCGCGCTCGACTGCGCTAGAGGTGCACGATGACGTACGCGGCGATCGGTGGCTGGGCTGCTTTTGGGCTCGCGTCGATTGCGCTCGCGGTACTCGCCTTGCGTCGCGCAGGGCTGATCGAGGAGCGCGACCAGCAAAAGGCTCGCGCAGTCGCAGCTGCCAATCACGCAGAGGCGCTTGCCGCGCAGCTTCATGCACTGACCTCAGAGATAACCGAGGTCAGGCTGCGCTCCAGTGCAGAACTTCGTAGCCTCCGCGCGGAGCTTAGTTTCTGCGTCGCACGCTTCGATAACCTGTCCGATACCGATCTCCTGTCGGAACTGATACGGCTCACTACGCCCAACGGTAAGCCATGACCAGCCGAGAGCAGACCGCCAGACGACTGGCCAGACTAGCGTACTGGGCCGCGATGGTGTGGCTCGCCGCCGTGGTCGCGACGTTGCTGCTCGGCTGCCGACGCAACAAACAGGAGCCTACCCTGCCGCCGACTGCAATCGTCGATCGGAGGCAATGCATCGGAGATATCGGCGAGCCACCGGAGCCAGGTGGCATCGACGTCATGGGCGTCGCCGATGGCTGTCCGGCGCCGTACCTGGTTTGCATGACGCGCGAGTCTGCTATTGAGCTAGTACGTTATTTGACTGAATTGCAGCGCTGGTCCTCGGCGGCATATATCCGCTGCGGACCGCTACCCGAAAACCCGGACGGAGAAGAGCCATGAAGACCCTGCACGCCGTGATGATCGTTTTGCTCTTCGCCATGGCCACTGCTCTGTTGATGAGAGTCGCGATCGCCGATCCAGGCGACCCGGTCCCGACCTGGATCGCGGACGCGGCTCCGGTCGAGGGCGCGGCCGCCGAGGTCACGGTACCGGATCCAGGTGAGGACGCTGCTGGATTTGCCGAGGCCACCTACGCAGCGGTCAAGGCCGGCCAGTGGCTGGTCGCGGCTGGCCTCGTACTGATCGGTCTCGTCTACCTGGCGCGCCGATTCGGCAGCAAGGTCTGGCCGTGGATCGCAACTGACCGAGGTGGCGTCGTCGCTACGCTCGTCCTGAGTCTCCTGGGGGCGCTGGCACACTCGCTGGCGGTAGGTGAGCCGATGTCCCTGGCGACGCTGATGGCGGCGCTGGGAGTCGCATGGGCGGCATCGGGCGGGTGGTCGCAGCTGCGGCGGCTGGTCGCGCCACCGGACAAGGGGTAAGCGTGCGCGCCATCCTCATAGCTCTCGGGATCGCAGGCTGTGCCCGCCCCATGGTGGCTGTGCAGCCGGTACGTGTAGAGGCCACGCTCTACTGCGCCAGCGCGCGGACCCTCGGCGGCGACGCGCTGCTCTGCACAGCCTGGGACCGGCTCTGTGCCTGGGCCCAGGAGCGAGCGAGCGACTCGTCCAAGGTCCTCGCTGTCACATCGTGCGATCAAGCGCGCGTCACCGTCACCACCACCAGGGAGTAGACGTCCAATGGCAAGCCACCACAGCGGCAACGGATCTGTCCTGCGTATCAGCGCGGACGAAGAAGAGACCGATCCGGGCATTCGCGATCGGGTCACGATGCGCGTGGTGATGTCAGGGCTCACGCGTATGACCGGCGCGGTGGACGCCTTAACCGAGGGGGTGGCCGAGATGCGCGAGTCGTCCAGGGTACTGGCGACGTCGGTGACCGGACTGCGTCGGCTCATCGTCTGGTCCGCTACCGGATTCGGCGCAGCAGTCCTTCTGGCGGTGGCGCTTTACTGGACTCGCACGTGAGCGAGTCGTATCGCGTGCCGCTACCGCCCAGAACGGTCGAGGTGATCGACGAGGACGAGGCGGCGGCGTGGAGACACATACTGGCGGGACAGATCGTACTCCACCGAGACGGCTGCCCAGCCGAGGGCGGCGGGGCGTGCGAGTGCGAACTCAGTGTGGAGGACTGGATAGGCGCGGGGGCGGCGGCTTAGGCGAGTCCCGTCTCGCGCTCGAGTCTCTCGAGCTGCGATCGCACTGTATCAGCCACCGAGGTCTCGAGCTCGTCGGCCACACGGCGCCAGCGCTCCTGCTCCTCCTCGGTGACGCGGACGTAGATGTACCGCTCTCGAGGCGGTCCGCCGATTCGCTCCGGCTCCCAGTCTGACCCGTCCGCGGCGGCGTGCCTGCCGCTGTGCCCCTCGGCTAGGTCACAGACGTGGTCGGCGTCGAGCGGATCTACCTCGCCGCAGCGGGGTCGGGTGCGGGGTCGCCCGCGGCCGTGTTTGCGGGCGGTCACTGACTCCCCCTTGTGGCCCTCAGCTCCGCTATCCGACGCTCCTGCCACTCGATCATCTCCCTGGCGTTGTCCGCCGTGATCCTTGGATAACGGGCGGACCGCTCGATGTCGATCTGCGGACGGATCACGTCGTCGTAGTAACGGCGCTCGGCGACCGACGCCTCCGTGTCGGGCGCACCGTTGGAGATCCAGTCGTAGTGTCTACGGCCGCGCTTGCGGGGGGCGGTCACGAGTACCTCCTAGCATTGATCGACACCACTACCGCGAGCCGCCCCTCGCGTGCGACGCGCGCGGTGATATCGACGGACTCTGTGCGGCTACGGATCCGCCACAGCTCCGGTGGGCGCTCGGTCTCGCGCTGGGTCGCGTCGAGCAGGAGCTCGGTGAGGTCCCGCCGCGCCTCCTCGACCTGCCATCCGCCCCAGTCCGCGTACGTGCGCGCGGCGGACGCGGTGACGTAGATCTGTCCGGTCTGGTATAGTCTCTCGGCGCCCGGCGGCCCCATGGAAGCGGAGCGTGGGTCGGCTGTCATCGCGGCAGGTCCTCCTCTCCGCCGGGCGCGTTGTCCTCCCCGATCGGGGCGAGGCACAGTCCGCGTCCGTCGCGGACGACCCGGAATCGATCGCCGGTGTCGTCGCAGACGAGTACGTCACCCTCGCGGTATCCGTAGACACCCTCGCTGGCGCGGTAGTGGATCGTGCGGGTCATCAGCGCACCTCCAGCGCTCGTAGACGCTCGAGCCACACGGTGGCCACGTCCTCCTCACCCACTACCGAGTATTCGGCGGCGTACCCCAGGGTGACGATGATTGCGTCCAGTTGCTCGGTGGTCACCCGGCGCTTGCTCGCCTCGCTCCAGTCCGAGGGCAGCAGGGCGAGGATGTCGGCGACTCCGTAGCCATTGTCGAGGCCGCGCAGAGCGTACGCTACGGCCTCGCGGCAGTCGGGGTGCACAGCCACCCACCCACCGGCGACCTTGGGCGCCATCATGAGGTGCTCAGCGTCGCGCCGGCTGATGCGGCAAAGGGTCATCGTCGGGGTCTGTGTCATCAGCGCACCTCCTCCACGCGATGCGCCCGGGTCTGGACCCACTCGCAATCTGCGAAATGCTCGCTCGCCAGCTCGCGCCACGTGGCGTCGTCGTCGAGCGCTGGGACGTCTGCACGGGCGCGCACGGCCGCATCGCAGTAGATACACGATGCCTCAGCGACGTGCGCGTCACCCACCCAGCGGACACCCCAGCGGCGACCAGCCTCGATCCACTGCTCGGCGGTGGGCTTGTGGCCGATCGCCTCGATGACAGCGTCCATGTCCTCCTCGGTCGGCATCCAAGGGGCCTCCCACCCATTACGCAGCGCCTCCGCCTCGCACGCCGCGAGCTCCGCCTCGATCCTCTCCACCGCTGTCTGGGTCTGCGTCATCGTCTATCTCCTGGTCTCATCAGGCAGCGCCCTACGCTGCGACGGGGCCGGGCCCCGTTTCGACCTGCGTCTCAGCTGGCGCAGTCGTAGCAGCGGCAGCTATCGTTGTCGGTGCAGTAGGAGGAGTAACCGGCCACCGGCGCGGCGTGTCCACGGCCCGATCCCATCCGCCGACGCGCCACCGGGGCCGAGGTGCAGGATACGTGGCGAGCCGGGCTGCCCTTGCGCCACTCCACCTGGGTGCCGGGGACGATGCGGGCCGAGCAGATGGGGCAGGTCGAGGCGTAGCGTGCGGTGATGGTCATGGGACCCTCCAATTGAGCCGCCGTGTCTCCGGCGGGGGCTGCGGGCCGCGTCGTGCTGCCCTGATAGATCCAAGGTATATCCTTTCTTGGGTGAGTGCAAGGGCATTATTCGAAATATCGTCCGACGGAGCGAGAAAAATGTAAGTGTTCGATTACCTTGATAATCCCGCGACCATCCAGAGTCTCGACCGGTCCGCCTCGGTCAGGGTACGGCGTCTGACAGTGCCATTGGGACCGACGTTTCCCTCGACAATCTCGGTCTCGGTCACCGCGATGGCGACATGCCCATGCCAGGACCCTGGATCGCCACGATCCCAGCACACGAGCGTGCCGGGGCCGACCGCGTCTAGGCTCCTCGATTCCCAGCCGACCGCGCCTACGTTGCGGGTCAGGCGCTTGGCGCCGCCGGAGCGCCGGAACGGCAGCGAGACGCCGAGACGCCGAGACGCCTCCTCGTAGCAGTAGCCGACGAAATAAGCGCACCAGCTGCCGCCGTCCCTGTCCGGGTGAGCGTACCTGCGGATCGCGGGGCCGCGATTCTGCCCCTCAGTTTCTTCCTGGCCGATCTCCTCGATCGCGACCAGCGACGCTATCTCGGACAGCGACATAGCAGTGTCCGGAACTTCCAGTTTCGGACGAACTGGAACGTCACTAGAATATGGCTCCACCGCGGCGCCGTACTCGATCGCGCGCACGACGGAGGCGAGTGACTCGAGGGTGCGTGGACCGAATTTGCCGTCTCTCGTGAGCCCGAACACCGCCTGCCAGCATTCGACCAGACACGCGAGCTCGGCTTCGGACGGACGGATCTGTCTTGCGTTGTACAGCTTGGCGGATGCGAGTGCTGCTTTGGATATGGTCATGGCTCCTCCTTGACGCGTCTCATCTGCTCAATCCTCAGGGCGAGCCACGCGAGCATTTCCTCGGCGTCGCGTTTCGAGAGCACAACTTCGGCGCCGAATCCGTAGCGGCAGACCGAGTGGGGACGAAAGACGAATCGAACCGCACGCCGGACCCGCTCCCACCAGGATGCGCTCGGGTCAAGGGCGAGGTGCATATACCATTCGCCCTCGCCCTCGTAGTAGTTCATCGCGACCATGTGACTACCTGCGCTGCACGAGCACTGAGCTACGAGCGCGTACTCACCGCGCTCGCCCGCGCCGAGGAGGATCACGACTCCTCTTTCGGCCCAGCTGCGAGAGCGGCGCGGAGATCTTGCTCGGTCTCGCGCTCCAGGTTCGCCACGAGCGCCTCGGCCTTGTCACGCTCTTGCCAGGCGCTGGCCTTGTCGCGCAGTGCACGCTCGTCCAGAGCCACTAGCGCTTCCAGCTCCGCGATGCGTCGCATCGCGCAGTTGTGGTGCCCTGGGCAGCTCCAGCAGCCGTTCCAGTGGTTGATTCCGGGGATGTCGGGATAGGGTAGGTTGCTCACGGTTCCTCCTTCGGTTCAGCCGCGAGGGCGGTAGGTCGGACGCAGTCGTCCGGGTAGAACTCGGCCACGACCTTGAGGCGGTCTTCCTCGCCGTTCTCGTCGCAGATCCAGACCTCGGCGGTGTACGGGACCTGGTGTCCGCCGGCCTTGATGCTGGCGACGGCCTCGAG